TAATTTCATTTATATACTCCTTATCATCCATATAATGTGCTAACATGCGTAGCTCTAGTCCACTTGCATCTACACCTACAAGTTTATGCCCATCTGATACAGTCCAACATGCTCTACATTCTTTACCGTAAGGACTGTGAACTGAGGGAACTTGGGCAACATTAGGATTTCTATGTGTCATTCTACCGGTAATCGTACCGTTTGGAATAACAAACCCATGTATTCTACCATCATCTTTTACAGCTTCTACCCATGAATCAATCTGAGCTATACGCTTTTGCAGTAGTAAAAAGTCTGCAATAAGTTTTGCTTCATGGATATGAGTTATCTTTGATAATGTTTTCTCATCAACAATAGGTTGACCAGTTGGTGTAAATCTATCTGGCTTCCAACCAAAGTCTATAAGATATTCTCCAATCTGTTTACGACTACCAAGATTAAACTCTTGTAAAGTTTGTCGCATAAAGGGTTGAAAGTTATTTGTATCTAAACATCGTTGATACTCTTCATCGGTTAGTCCACGCTTAGATAGATTACCATCTTTCTTAATGTAAGGTGTAACTTCTTTTATGTCAACCCACTTAGGTTTAAAGGTAGAATGAACTTCATCTTCTATCTTCTGCATTTTTTCTCTAAGCTCTGCTAATAAACTCAAGGATGCTTGCATATCAAAAGCAAAGCCGTCTTGCTCCTGTTGTTTCATAATCTTGGCAACACCCTGTTCAATATCAATTGACTGTGGTGAAAAACCTTTTGATTCTTTTTGTAGTTCATGCATAACTCTTGTGTTTAATTGTACATCTCGTACACAATAGTTTAACATATCGGAAGTATAATTAAGATAATCTTCAAACTCAATTTTCGGATAGCCTAATTTATATCCCCAAGTTTCTAAGCTATGTCCACCTTCCCGTGTTGGATTAAACAATCTTGATAAAACTAAAGTATCAATAATCTTTTTATCACTAAGATCTATATTACCAAACTTTTCTACGATGGGAATATCAAATCCTATAATGTTGTGTCCAATTAAAGTGTCTGCTGTGGTAAGAAGTTTATATCCTTCTTCTAATTTACTAGGTGGGAACTTAAATATCTCACCAGAGTCAAGATTTTGAGCAACTAAACACCATACCTTTGTAGCATGTAGGTCATCAGTCTCAATGTCAAACACTAATCTCATTTAAAATACCTCATCACCAGAGTTATCAAACTCTATATCATCATTGGTTAGTTCAGATAACCTGCCGGTTTCAGAATCATAGATAACCCTAGCTGCCATACCAACATCGCCTGTATATCTTGATTTAAGAACACGCAATCTGGTAGTTCTAGATTCATCAAAGTCGTCTGATTGTTGATTTCGTTCTAATGCAATAACACAGTCAGATAGCTGACCAATACTATTAGACCCCCGTAGATGAGAAAGGCTTACCTCAATTCCATTCTCATGTCCTTTATTACCATCAACTCTTCTCAAGTGTGAAACTAAAATAATTCCTGCACCTGTTTCTTCTACTAAACTTCTAAGCCTAGTCATAATTGCATCAATGGCTCTCCTCTCATCACCCTCATGGACAGCACTTACTAACATGTGTAAGTGATCTACAACTATCCATCTACAATCACAGCCAATAATCATAAAGCGAAGCTTGGTAAAGATATCATCAATGTCATTTGTTCCAAAGTGTGAATGAACCCACACTCTATTTTTATTCTCACCATCATACAAAATATCAAACATCTTATCAAGTTCTTCTCTTGAAAACTTTTCTCTCTCTTGATCTATATACAATCTAGCATTAGCTTCAATAGATAGAATACCATCAATGGTTCTTCTCCAGTCTTCTTCTAATGCTATGATACCTACATTATCGGTGGTTTGTTGTACCAACCAATGTTCTAATTCTCTTGTCACACTAGACTTACCAAGACCTGTACCACCTGTAAGAGTGACCAGTTCTCCTTGTCTTAAACCATACAGCTTTTTATTGAGTCCTTCCCAAGGATAAGGAATACTTTGTTTCTTCTCTCGGTTGTGAAACTTCTCACGCTGTTCTGTGACATTAATAACACCAGATGGTGTGTAGACTTTAGCAGCCCACCAAGCTTCAACAAAATCCTTATGTCTGTTAGATTTAAGCATGTCGTTAGGGTCTTTAAACCCATTGGGAAGTGTGAGTATCCTAGCCTTGCCGGGTTTAAACAGTCTAGCAACCTTAACGGCTGCTTCTTTACCTGCTTTATCATTATCAAAAGCAACGATAACATTTTCAAAGTTATCAAAGAACTCTAAGCTTTCCTTGATATCTCTGACTGCTCCCTGTGCACCACGCTTGATGGATACTACAGCCCACTTACTACCAAGTAGTTCGTAAGCTGCCATAGCATCACACTCCCCTTCGGTTATGGTGACATACTTGCCACCTTTGAATAACTGTTGACCAAATAATCCAGTATCATTATAACTCCCTTGTACAAAGAAATCTTTTGTGGTTGAGTTTCTACATTTTGTAGCCGATAATTCATGTCCATTATAATATGGATAGAAATGTTTAATGACCTGACCCTTTAAGTCTTGAACAGCTTTGACCCCAAACTTCTGTGCAGTTGCTTGAGATATTTTCCTGTCAGTCAATGCAATAAAGTTTCCTTCAGTCACGCTGTCAGGTTGTTTGGTTTGGATTGGTTGTGATTGTGTCATAGTTTTTCCATTACATGCTTGTTTATAGTTAGGCATAAATTCTCCACAACTGAAACACTTTGCAGAGCCATCTTGATTGACTCCTACAGCATCACTACTGTTGCAAAGTGGACAGGGTTGTTTCAACTTATCCCAAGTTGTATCGTTCATGTTAGCCCTCCTCACAGACTATGTGTTTTCTTTTGCTACTTTAGATTCATCCTCAAGAGTTTCTGGGTCATCTCCAACAAACTGTCCTTTCTCATTACGAGCAGCTTTTGTTTCAACAACTGCTTCCTCTCTACCCTCAAGAAGTTTTTCTAAATTAGCCCGATGTGTGCGACTTGCAAAGTCTAAAGCTTCGATGATAACTTGTAAGCTACCAACCTTCTGCACTATGACAGTTGCTTCTTGCTTTACTGTCGCATCACTAATGTTGTTTACATCAAAAGAAGTATTGCCATCATCATTATTAACAGTAATAATCATAATTAAAATTCCTCGTTATCTGTATCACCCTCAACATATTCTACTAAGTTCTCTACCTTTACAGCCATAAGTTCAGCGAACTGACCATAATCATTCTTGTAAGGTTTGATCTTAACAACGACTTCTGAACCATTACCTACGCTAACATCCAGATCATTACCATCTGTGTCAACAAGTTTAGGTGCAGCGTTTGCAGTACCATCATTTCTTGTAGCTCTCTTGCTAAAAGTAAATGCAGGTTCATCATACTTAGGTTGTCCTGATCTATCTCTAACTTGATTAAGACCAATGCCTTCAAGTTTGGCAGCAGTATCTGCATCTGTTAGAACAGTCAGACTATATTTGTGAGGTTGAAACCTCGTATTTGGCGATGTGATATTAGCCCACATTGCCTTTCCATTTACATACTCATACATATTATTTCCTCCATCGGTTTGTATTAAGTGCACACATTATATCATACCTTCGCATGAATGTAAAGTGTTTAGTTAAAAAAAGTTAGTCCGGTTTTAGAGTGGCACAAGATAACCGGAAACTTGTAGATATTATAAGTTAAATTAAGGAGGGCAAAACTTCTTATAATATACCTTCTATTAATCTCTGATAGCAACAAGTATCTCTTCCCAGAATGTTAATGCAGTATCATCAAGTCGTACCATAAAAGTATCGTCTAATTTTTCTACCATATGACCAACACTTGGATAGTATTTTATCATATAATTATTAAACTTTCTATATTCATCACGAGTAAGTATCTCTGTGTTGTACTGATCTCTTGTTGTTTGTGTTTTCATATTTATTTTTTTCTTTTTGTTCTTCTAGGAATAATTGAACACATAATCTTTTGTATTCAAATTTATCTATATACTTATAGTTTCCTTTTACCAATTCAGTCATACATTATACCATAATAATATTATATTGTAAATAGTAATATTAAAAATATTTATTTAACATTGCAAGTTTATCTTCGTAGTCTGCAATCTTGCCAAGTTCTGCTTCAATACTTTCTAAAGTATCTGGATGTTCTGCTACACCCACAGGGTTAGTAATTAATATCATGGCATTAGCCACATGTCTATCAATCAAACCTTGAAAATGATTTTGTAATCCTTTAATTATAAATTCTTTATTCATATACATTAGTCCTCACCTTTCTCTTTTAATATGTCTATAATAAAATTTTTACAAGCTATTTCTGTTCTTATTTCATCTTCAATAACATTCATTGACGACTGTAATAAAATTATACCTGCAATAGCTAATATATATATTATGTGTATTAGTTTGGTTTTTATTATATGTATTAGTTTGGTTTTCATTGTATGCATTAAAAATAAAAATAAATTAGTTTTCATTTACCTTGCCCTCGATATTTTTTATAGCTGCTTTTTTTATTTTTATTCATGGTAGAGAAAGCAACATTACCTCTACCTTGACTTGTCTTTTTACCTCGAACACCTGTAGGGGATACTCTCTCGTGTTTTTTAATCCAAGACCTTGCCATATGGATACTCCTCTATAGTTTTCTTGCGACTGTCCCTAAACTCTATAACCCTTCTACCATCTTCGTAGTCGGTTGTTTGCTCATACCAAAGACCATCTTTGATTTTTGTTTCAATACACCTAACCTGTTTAGATTTTTTCTCTCTGTCTATCAGCTCTCTTTGTTTTTCTACTGCTTCATAAAATTCAGTCATGTTTGCTCTCCCTTTCTTTATATAGTTTCATTAACTCGTCCCACTTGTAATACTTTTTAGTTTCGTGATCCCAAAAGTTTCCACGATTTGTTTTTTTTGTTGGTGATGATAAATGCCTAGAAGTATAATCTAACATAAAGGGTTTTATTTTATCTGTGTTAACCAAATACATATACAAACCTGTTATTGATATAATAAAAACTATACCAGAAATTACTAATATTATTTCCATGCTCTCTCCCTATATAGCTTTGTCAAAAAACTCTTCCCAAGTAAAGACATCAAGATGATTTAGCTCTACGATAAAGGTATCGGTTTCTTTTTTATGTTTAACATCATAAGTTAGTTTGTGTTCATATAACTCTGTATAATTTTTCTCAACAAACTCCTTAAATATTTCGTATTCTTCTTTTGATAATTCTCTTATTTCTTCTTGTTGCATAGCTCTCTCCTTTTTAGTTTCCATACACCAATGCCAAGCATCGTTTTCCATATACATAAATGCTCGACATTCTTCCAACCTTTTTTTCCATTCATTTAAGTTATCTTTCTCATTTAGATTTGTATCTGTAATTGTTGTTGAGCAGCCAATCAAACCAACCACTACCAGAATTAACCATATAAATATGAAAAATTTTTTCATGGTATTTTCTTTGCTTTGTTATTGCTACTAATAATATAATCCCACTCAACACCTAACAACTTATGTATTCTATCTTCAAACAAACTTACTTGATCTATAACCAAGTCTTGTTCTCTGTCTGTCATAGTGTCCCAATCATCTACTAAATTTTCTGGTGTATGCTTTAGTCCATCAAATACTTTCATCAAGTAATCTGATATAATGTGTTTAGCTTTTACCTTTGCTGAAACTTTAATGTTGTCATATTGTATCAATGGTATTCTCCTTTATAAAGTTTTATAAATTTTAATATAAATTATTAATATAATTAATTATTATTTTCATTAATGTTTTAAATTGTATAAAGAGTATAACATATTTTTAATTAAAATGCAAATTGTGTGACATTTCTAGCATGGTTTTCTAAAAAATGTTGGTTTACTGTAGTCGTTTCTAAGCATAGGGTTAATCATAAGGTAGGGTT